ATCGAATACTTTGCTAAAACTGGCAATGTTTTAAGCAGATTGAGAAGGGGAACGTTGGGTACAGGCGTGCCCACAGTACACCGCTCCGGAACTGATATTATCAATATTGGTATTTCAGAAACTATTCCATACAAGGACGAATTGATAATAGAAACGTTTGTTTCAACTGACAGCAGCAATGTACTATATACTAACTTTGTTCCTGAGGTAACTTCATCAACTATTGACGACGGCAGTACTGTATATACTCCTTGGTATAGAAACACTATTCCGTCAAATTTTGGACAATGTGATCAAGTTGAAGTTTTTGTAGCAGGGTATCGCTTGAAAAAAGTTCCTTATAAACTGCATAACATCACAGTACATTCAGAAAGCCCCGAAGGCGATATACAATATGAATCAGAATTCAGCGTCGATGGAGAAACCTCCACGGTAAGACTTACAACTCCGCCTCCGGATGATACCAAGATTGTAGTTGTGAAAAAGGTTGGCAAAATGTGGAGCGATCTCGACACCAGTTTAGTGGATAGCACCAACAATATCGCTAATTTTATAAAGTCAGCGCCTGGTGTTTGGCCACTATAAATACATTAATATGAGAGCAAATTATGTTTAGCAGAGATTTTTCAGGATTAAACATCGAGGGACACATCAAGATATGGTACCCCGAAACTGGTGAAATTGCCATTAATAAACGCAATGCCATTCATTATGAGAATATGAGTGTGGCACTGGCAGACAGTATTGGTAATTCAGGCCAAGGATTTATTTACGAAATGGCCTTTGGTAACGGTGGCACCGCCGTTGATCCTACTGGTATAATTACCTATTTGACTCCTAACAGTGTTGGTACTAATGCAGCATTGTACAATCAAACTTATACCAAAGTAATTGACGATAGAGCAGTGGCCAATGTTGATCCCACACGAAACAAAATTGAAACACGACACGTAACTGGTACTAACTACACAGATGTGTTTATCACCTGTTTATTAGACTACGGAGAACCCAATGGACAAGATGCCATTGATACTAGCAGTAACAATGAAGGTACATTTGTTTTTGATGAATTAGGACTGAAATCATACAGTGCTACCGGACAGAGCAAGTTGCTGACACATGTAATTTTTCATCCTGTACAAAAATCATTAAACAGATTAATACAAATTGATTATACTGTGCGTATTCAAAGTTTAACTGGTCTGAGTGAGGTAGCATAATGGCATATACTATTAAATATACCGAAACTGGCAATCCTCAAAAACCAGATATAACAGTTGAGGATCAAACTCTTAACCAACAATTACCTGTGACATTTGTGGGTAAAAACTATGTTGGGTATGCACAAATTATTGCTGAAAACTTTTTACATCTTTTAGAAAATTTTGCCAAAACTTCTGCACCGACTAATCCTGTTGAAGGGCAGTTATGGTATGATAACAGTGCCGGAGTAAATCAATTAAAGGTATATGACGGCACAACTTGGGCTCCTGCTGGCAGTATTAAAAAATCTAACTCTGCACCTGCAGTGGCCAACAGCAATCTAGGTGATTTGTGGGCAGATACTGATAATCAACAACTTTATTTGTTCACCGGCAGTAACTGGGTATTGGTCGGACCACAGTTTAGCAGTGGATTAAGAACGGGTGCCGAAGTTGAAAGTGTTGTTGATGCAAGCAACATTACGCACAGTGTATTGAATTTGTTTGTTGGCGACGAAAAAGTCGGCATTATCAGTAAAGATGCATTTATTCCAAAGGCTACAATTTCTGGATTTACTGAAATTAAGCAAGGATTTAATTTATCCAGTAAAGATTTTAACAGTAACAGTCTACCAAACAAATTTTGGGGAACTAGTGAAAAGGCTGATTCATTAGTGATTGGCGGAAACGCAGTATCGGCTTCTAGTTTTTTACGTAGCGACACAACAAGTACAACAAATTTTCAGTTTAACGTTCGAAATCCCAGTGGACTTACTGTTGGCAGTTCGGGCGAATTAAGTATTACCATTGACAGTAATATTCCTACATTCAACAACAAAGCCAATGGTTCGGCATTTGATTTCAAAACGGTCAATAACGGAGTAACCTCCACAGTAATGCGTATTGACAGCACACGGGCTGTTGGTATCAATAATACAGCGCCTTCGGAAGCATTAGATGTTACTGGCAATATCAAAGTCAGTGACAGTTTAATTGTTGCAGGCACTACTGATTCTACCAGTTTAGTTACAGGCAGTATCAAAACTGCCGGCGGCGCTGCCATAACTAAAAATTTAAGAGTAGGCGGTGCCTTCACTGTAACCGGAACTTCTACTACATATCATGTGATTCCGGACGCCGATGGAACTTATGATTTAGGTACAGAGCCGCTGACAGGTGGCAAAGCATGGCGCAGAATATATGCTGATCAAATTTTATCACAAGAATTCGTTGGCAATTTGACAGGCAGTGTTACTGGTAATGTTACAGGATCCGCTAGCAAATTAAGTTCACCTACTGTTTTTCAACTTACCGGCGAAGTTTCTAGCAACACTGTAAGTTTTGATGGACAAAGTACTGCAGGTTTTGCAACTTTTACCACTACTATCAGTCAAGATTTTTTAACTAATCGAACAGAGACACTTACTAGTCAACTTAATGATGAAATTTTAATTAATCGACCTGGCACAGGATTAAGAAAACTTACCAAGACAACACTGCTGCAAGGTGTGGCCACCATGCCAATTGGAACAATCATGGGCTTTGGTGGTTCCGCGCCGCCAACGGGTTATTTGTTGTGTGACGGTAGCGAAATTAGAATTGGTGATTTTCCCGAACTTTTTGCAGTTATAGGCTACACATTTAAAGCCACATCTTTGCTCATTGGCAGTTCTACTTTTGCACTTCCAGATTTGAGAGGAAGATTTGCATTAGGTAGAGATAATATGGATAACGGCAACACTGTTCCTAGCATTGCTGATCCAAATATATTGGTCGATGCCGGCGGCGGCAATGCAGATAGAGTCACTGATGTTTCTGCTGATACGTTAGGCACAGGGTCTGGTACTGCTGAAAAATCTTTAACATTGTCTAATATCCCTGATCACGAACACGATTTGCGAGCCAATGCAGGAACACAGTTTTTTGCATTTAGAAACTCCAGCACTGTTATTCCGGATACTAACTACATTACAGGTCAAGGCCCCACAGCAGCTGGCACTGGGCAGTATCTTCCAACCAGTGGCGGTATTGACACTGCTGGTAGTTTAGGAGTTGCTTTCAGCATCATGAATCCCTATATGACAGTCAACTATATCATTTATACTGGTAGATAATAAAATGACGTACAATATTAACAAAACTGACGGATCATTATTAGCACAGGTAGCAGATTCTGCTATCGATCAAACATCTACCGATATTACCTTAATTGGTAAAAACGTTAGCGGTTACGGTGAATACATAAATGAGAATTTTATAAAAATTCTAGAAAATTTTGCCAGTTCGACACAACCGAACAATCCCATAGCAGGACAAATATGGTATGACACAGTAGGTGATCGTCTTAAAGTTTACAATGGCATAGGATTTGGGGTAGGAAGTGGACCAATTGTGTCGGGATCACAGCCTACTAGTTTTGTCGAAGGTGATTTCTGGATCGACAATATCAATAAACAACTGTATTTTTATGATGGAACTGACCTAACATTAGCAGGCCCGATCTATAAAGATACTCAGGGTAAAAGTGGGTTTGAAGTTAACACAATAGTAGACTCATTTCTAATTGAACATACTGCGGTTTTTCTATGGATAGGTAATAGTCTACTTGGAATTTTCAGTAAAGACATTGCATACACTCCGCTAAATCCTATCACCGGATTTACTGGACAAATTAGACGAGGATTTAATCCTGGTACATTGACTGGTCAGAAATTTTATATTACATCAGCAGCCTCTGACGCATTGGTAGCACCTAGTGGTGCGTTGAAAACCACCAGTAGTTTTTTGCTTACTGAAGAAAATACCAGTACAGTGGGCACAATCACTATTCAAAATTCAACGCCATTGATACTTGGTCCTAATCAAAACAATGAAATTAGAACTAGTTTAACCCTGATAGAACACATTAGTAACAATACAGGACAAGACTTTAAGATTAGAACTAAAACTGGCGCTGGCTTAGAAGATGCGTTTACAATTCGTGCCACTGATCAACGAATAGGTATCTATAAATCTAATCCAGTGGCCACCTTAGATGTGGGAGGCGACGTGTTTATCAGTGGCAGTTTAACGGTTAAAGGTGCCACAACTACAATAGAAACCACCAACTTAACTGTTGAAGATAGAGTTATTACTCTAGCAAAATCTAGTGATAGCACAGCCAGCGAAGATTATGCCGACGGCGGCGGATTTATTGTCACAGGTTCTCCAACAAATCATACAATGTTGTGGGAAAAAAGCACTGGATCTTCCGGCGCTGCCCCATTCGGTCAATTTACAGTCAGTGATAACTTAAATTTATCACTTGGTAAAGAATTTAGAATTGACGGTGCATTAGTTTTAAGCACTACCAGCTTAGGTGCAACTATTACCAGTGCTCCGGGCATTACTAGTTTTGGTCCACAGACTCAGCTAACTGTTGATAATATTCTTGTAGATGGTAATACTATTTCTACTACAAATCTTAACGGTAATCTAACTTTATCGCCGAGTGGATCGGGTGTTGTTGATGTAGACAATAGTAAAATTTCTAATGTTGCTAC